CGGGGCGTTAGCTCAGTTGGTAGAGCAGCGGACTCTTAATCCGTAGGTCGAGTGTTCGAGTCACTCACGCCCCACCAAGTATTGATGTAACGAAAAAGGGTCTGCGCTTGCAGACCCTTTTTCGTTTCCACGCGAAACTTCGCCACGCCCGATCCGGCCCTTGGGAAGGGTCCGTCGGATTCCCCCTGACATCCTCCCGAAAAAAGCGCGCATGTGCTTCGCTGCGCCAAGTGTGCTCATACACTTCCAGGCACGCCTAAGCCCTGTACCGCAGGGCCGCCCCCGCACGCTCTCGAGGACCAGGGATGACCCCCCCGTCGCTTCCACCCGCGCTCTATCACGTATGGCCATCGCACCTGCCCGACGAATTCTGTGACCTTTTGTACGACACCGGGCATGCGATTGTAACGTTGCGCGCGTTTTGGCACTGTTTTGCGCTTCTTTTGGCACAGACGAAAAACGGTCACGCCACCTAATTTCGCACTGCTTTTGACACTTCTAGGTTGCCGCGCCCTAGAACAGCCCGACCGGTTCAGCGGCGCGATCCCAGCTATAGATGATCAACTCCCGGCGGGCCGTGCCACCGCCGCCTCCCACGGTGTAACTAATATCGGTCGACTCCATCTGGAACCGGCCGAAGCACTCCCGAATGGCCGGGTGGTCGTTCAGGCTCACGATGGCCTTACCTTCCAGCCTGGCCAGCACGTCGGCCATTTGGACGTACTGGTCGAACTCAAATGGCACGCCGTAGCCCTCCGTCTCCCAATACGGCGGGTCCATGTAGAAGAACGTGTGCGGCCGGTCGTAGCGGGCCACACAGTCCTGCCAGGGCACGTTTTCCACCTGGACACCGGCCAAGCGCAGATGTGCCGCCGACAGGTTCTCCTCGATCCTCAACAAATTCACCACCGGCGCGGTGGTTGCCGTCCCGAACGACTGCCCCCTGCACCTTGGCCCCGAACGCGTGCTGCGACAGGTAGTAGAAGCGGGCCGCCCGCTGGATGTCCGTCAATGGTTCGGTCGGCGTCATTTGCAGCCACTTGAATACCTGACGACTCGATATCGCCCACTTGAACTGCCGGACGAACTCCTCGAGGTGGTGCTGCACCACCCGGTACAGGTTCACCAACTCACCGTTGATATCGTTGATGACTTCGCACTGGGCGGGCGAGCGTAGGAAGAACAACGCCGCACCACCGGCGAAAACCTCGACGTAGCAGGTATGGTCGGGAAAGCGAGGGATCAGCAGCTCGGCCAAGCGCCGTTTGCCGCCGATCCACGGAACGATAGGGTTTGCCATTGGGACTCCTCTGATATTTCTATTGCCCAGGACGCCGAGAAGCGTGGATCGCTACCAGGCAATCGCCCGGACATCCTCCGCTCGCTCCGCGGCGTCAATCTCGCGCAGCCGGTCGGCGTAGTGCTGCTGGATAGCCTGACGTTTCACCGCCCAATCAGCGGCCACGGCAGCAAGTTGCTGCGCGTCGTGATCAACGAAGTCCCACCGGTCCCCGACCTGACACCACAGCTTTGCCGGTGCAGCGAGCATCACGGCGTGCAAAAGATTCAACTGATCGGCCTCGTCCGAGCCATAGGTGCGCTCCTCGCTCGTCGGCGAAGACACAAAGCCACCAAGCAACTCACGTCGGCACGCTGCGCGCATGTTCAATCGAGCAAAGGCGCGGGCATCGTCTAGCGGAACCTCTGGCGGCTGTTCGGGCGCGAACGTCCATGAGTCACCGCCCTGTGTGGCCACCCAGCCTTCCTGCGGCATCGGATCGAACCCTGATATTTCCGTTACGACGAAGCCTGGCGCGAACTCCGGCCGTTCTTCCGCCTCAAATTTCCAGTGCAGACGCCCGAAAAGAATCTGTGCAAACGTCTTCATGTTCACCACTCCACGATGCAAACGCCATCAAAACCATCACCACCGTTAGAATCGCTCTCTTTGATGTAATAAAGGGCACCGCCGCTGCCACCGCCCCCATATCCAGAGGCATTCGTAATCTGATATCCGTTGACGGCAGGTGCACCCCCACCGAATAGCCCGTTTCCACCGGCTCCGCCAAATGTAGTTTGGGCATTCGCGGATCCTGTGTATTGCCCCGAACCACCACCCGGCCAACCAAATCCGCCTGCGCCACCAACACTCCCCGATCCTGTGAAGCCGCCCTCGCCGCCAGCGCCACCGGAGCAGGTCACATGCGAACCGAAACTCGACGCGCCACCAGCGCCACCTCTGGGCAAAGGCGAGGGAGTTTGCGCCAGCACCGTTGCGGCCCCTTTGCCGCCTTTACCAATGGTGACCTGAACGGGAACGCCAACCTGCAATTTCAGGTGGTATCGGTAGACGCTTTGCCCCGCTCCACCTCCACCTCCGGGAATCATGAAGTCACTCATATCGCGCCCACCGGCCCCGCCTCCGCCACCGGCACCAATCATCGTTATCCAGTTGTCTTCTCGCACTGGAGTGAAATCGCCCGTTTGAGTGATGACGGCAATGCCCGGCGTATATCTCTGGTCAGCCTGCTCCAGCGTGATCGCATGATGCGGCTCCTTGCCGGGGGGCAATTGCAGCGTTCCGCCCGCGCACATGACGAGAATCCACGCACCATTGCCCGCATTTACCAATGGCGATGTCGTGTAAAGCAGCGTCGCTATGCCATGTTCAACGAGCTCTTCGCCTTGAAGACCCAGGAGGCCCAAACCCACGATTGGCTTATCGGGCAAGCCATCCGGCGCATACGTCGATGAACCAGTATTCGTATGCGAAATACGTACGCGCTGACCAATCCCTTCCACCAATGAATCCGCCGTTAACGGAGGGACGTTGACCGCTGCATAGGTGTTTGCCGCACCGCCCACGTCGCTCAGTACGGTCGGGCTATTCACCAATCGCGTGATCGCCTTGAGCAACTGGTAATCGTCGGTCGGGTCAAGTTGCATGCCCGTCGCCTCAACGACGTGAGCAGGCTCGTTCTGCTGACTGTTCGCCCAATCCTTGGTGAGGATGGTGCCCTCTACGAACTGCCCGTCTTCGGTGTTAATTCTCTGCATCGTTATCCTCGTCGTATTGAAAAATCACCTTCGTGTGCGCGGGCTTGAGGTCTTCGAACAGGGTTTCCAGAATCGGATCGGATCTCACGGCCAGCCGCTCACCAACTGCGCTCTTACCCACCCGGAAGTAGTACTTCAGCTCCGGTGCGCCCTCGACGTTCACACGCCACAGCCACATCGCGTCTTCGCTAAAGAGCGGATCACCGACTCGGTTCCGATCCACGCGAAACGGCTCGAATTCGTCAATCGTGATCGTGTAGCCCAGCACCTTGGCCAGCCCGATGAAATACGGAATCGACAGCCCGCCCGTGGCGTTCGCCATGAACATCACCATCGACATACGCTGTTGCAGCGTGTCATCGGCTTTTGGCACAAGACCAAAAACGCGCTCCCAATCCGGCAGGAACTGGATAGCGTCGAACGACGGCACGATTCCCAGCTCAACGACTCGCGCGTCGGCCATCGCCTGGTCAAGCGCCTTGCCCTCGGCGGCCAGTTCGACCGTGAGGCTCGGATCGTTGGGCGAATAGGCAACCGGCGGCAGCAACTTGGCCAGCAGCGTCGCGTGCTGGCTCATGGCTTCTTGTCCAGATAGATGTCACCGAGGCGGCACCACTCGATCACCGTCGCATCGGCCTGCGGCTCGACGTTTGCAAGCGGCTCCAGCAGTTCGTAATCAAGCACGCCCGCGCAATCGCTGATCGCTGCGCCGATGCGAGTCCGAATCACGGTCGCACCCGGAGTGATCGTTTTCGCGTAGGCAGCGATGGCCGGATTGATCGTAATTCGGGCGTCTTCGATGGAAATGCCATCGAGCACCAGCAGCGCACGCACGTCATACGACTTGATCGTCGGGCTGATCGCCCGAAAGTCTTTCGCCGTCACCGGCCGCTTGTTGTCGATGTTGTTTTGCACCGCCTGGAGCACTTCGTCGGACGGCAAGCCATCCTCGCCCAGCACCACAACGTCAACCGTGCCCAGGCCACGGCGCAACGGATAGACATACGCGGCCGTCACACCCGGCACTTCCATCGCCCACAGCCAGTAGTCGTATTTGTTGCCACCTGCAGGCGGATGCTGAAGGCGGTAGTCGACACGGGCGGCCAGACTTTCCAGTGACTCGATGTCGGCACCGCCGAGCAGCTTTTGAACGGTTGCGGCCGCATTGACGCCCATCGGCGGCACCGTCAGCGTAATCGCGTCGCCAGCAACGCGATTTGACGCGGTGCCCGGCACATCGGCCGTAGCGCCAACAACCAGCGTCTGGTCAGCGCCGATCTGCCCACCTGACGTGGTCGTGTACGTTGTACCGTCGCGGTATTTGAGCGAAAGCCCAGACGCCACAGGCGTATCAGCAACACCTGTCAAAACAACAGCTTGATCCCCGCTGGCAGCCACGGCAGGCTTACGCTCGATGCTGTACATGCGGGCGTGCTTGATGAGGTTCTGCTCGTCGGCCGTGTCAAAGAAGAACTGACGACCGGTATAGGACTGGTACTGATACAGCCCTTCGATGGCGCTCGCGGTACCGCTTGCGCGCACGTAGTAGTCCGAGTCAGAACTCACGTCCGCTTCGGGCCGTTGGTTCTGAATCTCGCGCAGGATGTTGCTGCGGATCTGGTCGAGCGTAAGGACGGTCGCTGGCATCAGGAAACCCTCACCGGATGTTCAAAATGGTCGACCTGGCCGTTGCTCTGATAGACGGAGATAACGAGAACAATCACGCCGGTCTTGCCGGTCTTCGGCTCAACCGCGACTTTCGATGCACGGCCGTCGTCCATCAACGGCGCGAGCGCCTGTTCGGCGTATTGCACGGCAAGGTTTCGGGTGCGCGGCAGGTCTTTGGAGCGCGCCAGCGTGTAGAGCAGCGAGCCGACTTTGCGGTCAGCCCACCATGTGCCTAGCGGCACAGACAGGCGCAGGTACACGGCGTTTTGCAGCGTATTCGTCTGCTCGCCGGTGTACCCGCCAGTGTGGGGATCGATGAGTGCGTCCATGTCGATATTGTCGGAGCATGGGCGCTAGTTTTGGATGCTGGCGGATGTCAGTAGGTTTGCGTTTGTGGCAAACCGATCACGACGGTGGATCTGACTCGCCGTCTGGCGTGTGGTGCGTGTGGTTCAAATACGACTTGCCGCCGATTGTGGCGTCGTTTTCGACTTCGAGTTTGTCGATATTCGCGCCGCTGCCGCCCGAGACTGACAAGCCGCCACTGCCGCTGATCGCACCGGCGGCTGCCAGCTCTTGCGTAGCCTCCACCTTGGGGGTATCGAGCGTGATGCCCTGGCTTGCCTTGATCGTCGTCGTTTCGGAATCCACCACAAAATTCTTGGTCTTGAGCGTGGTCGTCTGATCCTTGCCAAACAACAGGTAATCGCCATAGGCGTTATAGACGGCCGTCTCGCCCGTTTGCAGCCCCTTGATGCGAAGTTGCACATGCTCAGTGGCAACGATAACGCCGTGGCTGCTCGCGCCGCCCACCGGCACCACCACAAGCATCGAACCGGGCGGCGGTGCGCTGGTAAAGCCGAAGTGCTGCATCAGCTCCACATCACTCAGTGGCTCGTCAGCCAGGCCGGTGCCGCTGGCCATGACTACTGGGCCTGCTGTATTGACGCTCCCGAGCACGGCCCGAAAGACGCGACGTACCCCTGCGAGCGCACGCGAAATGCGCTTGTCAATTTCGGCGATCATTTCATGATATTCGCGTTAATGGTGGCATCCGTGACGATGAAACCGGGCTTCTCGTGCTTGCCGCCATGACGATGTTTGCGCCCAGAGTGAGGATGCGCATCCGGAATCCACACGCCGTCTTCCTTCAGCTTGAGCGATGTCCTATTGCCGGACGCTCCTCCCGTCAGACGTCGCCCCATCAGAAAATAGATGGCATCGACACCGTACTCTTCCCACACAATGTGCACACGCTGGCCAGGCTTCCAAAGTGCACCATCAGCGGTTCGATGCCCCTTCACGCTCGCCTGCAGCGTATGCGCGGCCAGCGCCGAATCGGAAATGATCTTCTTGGCTCGTGACTGCACAGCCGCAAGATTGGGTGCGTCGTGATCGACGAAGATCTTCGGGCGATAGGTCGGTACGCTCGTATCCTTGACCGTCGTCTTGATGGCCGCAGCCGCAGCGCCGTGCGAAGTGCCGTGCGCCTGCCCCAACACGGTCACCTCGGAATACCGCTCGGAATTCGACAGATCCTCATCGAACCATTCGACGTTATTGCCGCGCCCATCGTCGCGCAACACCAGGCTCGCCACTGGTGGCGCGTTGTAGTCCGGCCCACCAATCACCAGCGTGCCGTCCGGTTCGAACCAGGGCCACAGTCCTTCGCCTTCCGCTGCGTGCACAAGCGCGTCCCAGGCGGACTCCCCCGGTTCGACGCTGATCTTGTCCCACTGTGTCGGCGAGGTTGCGCTCTGAATACGAATTTTGGTGATGCCAAGCGGCTTGACGATCGTCGCAGCAACCTCCGCCAGCGTGACCTGTTTGGCGGTGAATATCGGTGCCGAGCAGTCACGCAGAACGCTCGCCATATCTCGCCCGCTGATCGCGAGCGATTTGCCGTCTTTGCCGGTTCGCCGCTTCACGCGATCGACAAAGCCGCTAAGCACCGTCTCGCCACCAACCTTGACTTGAACGGACGCACCACGCTGAATGTTGTCCGGCATCTTGCCCGCAGGCTTTGTTAGCCGGACATCCCACGCATCGGCAGGAATCAGCAAATCGGAATCGATGGAATACGCAGTCCACTGGCTGTGCGACTTGCCACCGACCATCACCGTTACCGTCTCATCGTGCGAAGCCACGGAGCACCTCCCCTCGGGTAATGAAATTGGGATTCTTGAGCGCTGGATTCAGGCGCAGCAGCTCGGCCGAGCGCTGCGCGTCGCCATACCAATCGAACGCCAGAAGCGTCAGATTGGTATCCATGGGAACCGTGCGGGTGATGATCGGCGGCATCGCATCCATCACCGAGACCGTCAATTGCTGCAGCGACAGGGCTGCGTCCTTGAGCGGCTCAACGATGGGTCGATATTGCTCAACCGTCATGCTGGTGGTCGCCAGGTCAATCGCGTCCTGAATCTGACCACGGGTGTCGTCCGCAATCTGTTCGATCTGGTCAGGTGTGAGCGTCGGCGTGTCCGCCTGATTCGCCAACACGTCGGAGGCCACTTGGGTCGTTTGCGACGCCACGATCACCGAGGTCAGCATCGTCACCAGTTGCACGTCGCTCGGGTCGGCCACAACAGCGCTCGGTTGCGGTGGTGAGTAAGGCGCAGTCGGATCAAACGGCGTATCGGTCACCACATTGGCATTGGGCGTTCCCGGAATGACCACGGTCTCGCCCTTGGCCGCAGCGGCGGGAATCGACACAACCGATTTCGACTGCTTTCCCAGGGCATTCCAGTCCGACATTTCAAGCCCATCAGAGAAAGCATGCATGAGGTTCATGCCGCTGGTCAGGCCGATCATGTCCGATGCGAACGCGCTGGGAAACGCCAAATAGTCCAGACCGACCGTCTTGAACCCGATGACCAACGAGCGCAGCGGCGAGACTGTGTCGAGCATGTTGTCGCGAAACGCGTTCAAACGTTGCATCCCAGCCTTTGCCGCCTTCAGGGCATCGACGGCCATTCCAAAAATGCCGCTGGCAGCGGACTGTGCGTCGTTGGCCAGTTGCGCAGTGGCATCAGCCTTCTGCGGGGGATCCTCGCCCGTGTAGAGCAAGTTGCCGGGCTTGGACGCCGCGAACTTCATGTCGATTCGGCAGGAGTCCCGGTTCTCTGCGTCGTGAGAGACGTGGCCGCCCAAGAACTGCATGTCCGGCATCGAGCCGAAGATCGGGTGAATCAACTCGGCGGGCCCCTTGGTGGCCAGCGCGTTGAGCAACTGCCGCATCTGCGTTTCGTAGTCGTCGCCGAAGAGTACCGCCGTCATTGACACTTCGCGGGCCTTTTGGCCCAAGTCTTCAATATCCTCGCCGTCGACGTTCGGATACTTGTAGCGAGACACCGAACGATCCAGCGTATCGTCGGCGCGCAAACACTCGAAGGGCACGCCACGAAACGAGGCGTCGAATAGATTCTCTGACCAGGCCATATCAGTGACGCTCCGCCATTTGCTGGTTCACCTTGTTCACCGCTTGGGCGATCTGGTGACCATCGAGATTGATGACGATTGGTTGTGGTGCGGCGGCCTTCTCGGTTTTCTTCTCCGCGAAAAGGGCATCGCCGATCATCTTGCCCAGCTTCTCGCCCCAGCCGCTGCCGAAGTAACCGCCCACGGCTCCAGCAGCCATTCCAACTGCGCCGCCGATGGCCGTACCGACAACGGGAACCACTGAGCCGATGGCCGCGCCAGCAGCACCACCAGCCGCGCCGCCTGCCATAGCACCAGCGACACCACCGATGGCCTTACCAGCAACGCCAACGTAGGCAGCGTGCTTTTGTGCAGCGGTTTTCGTGTCGTCATGGGCGACGTTCCACGCCTCGTAGGCAGTCGTGGCAATCTGCAGCGGCGCGGCCAGTTTGCCGAAGAGCTTGGCGCCCTTCATGGCCTTCGCACCCATTGAGACAGCCTCGGTCGCGACGCCCGCTTTGCTAACGCCACCGACAACGCTTGCCGCCTCTCCAGCGACGCCCGCCGCTACCGCAGAGCCGCCCCCCGTGATCATGCGAAATGCTCCCATCGCGCCCACGGCCATCGTCAACGTCTCAAAGGCCATCGTGGTGGCAGAAATTGCCTTGGTGAGACCGGGATA